TTAAATGTTCCAATTTATTTCTACCTTATCGTTAAATACCTTGATACCACTAATTAAGTTTCTAACGATGACTTTTTGCTTTTCGTAATCTAATTTATCAATATCTTTGGCTTCTTTAGCATTCTTGATAAAATCTTCAATCTTTTCTTTCTTTTTATTATCAGTCAAGCTATTTAATCTCTTTTGCAAGTTTTCCTTTTGTTTACTCAATTCATCATTCTTTTTGTTGAGTTCATCAACATTTATGTTATCTAGCAGATACAAATCAACTATTTTATCTTGCTTCTTTTCTATTTGTTGAAGTTCTACCTTGATGGCTTTGATTTCCTTAGTGTTATCTTTATTTTTTTGATTATTAATAACTTTATCCATGTTTAAAGGCAACTTTTTGATTTCACTTATAACTACACTTTCGACATCATTTTTTCTAACACGAGTAAATCCACAATCAAAATCATGTCGCTTATAGTGAGAGTTTCTTTTAGGGCTAGAACTAGGACACTTGTAATTATGCAATTGGACGCCGCTCTTTAACTGGGTTGTATAAATTTGTAAAACAGAATTACAATAACCACATCTCATTAAACCAGATAGCATATATTTAGCTCTGAATGGACGTGGGTTAGACAACTGAGCTTGTGTAATTCTTCTTTTCTCCAGTTCAACTTGAACCTTTTTATAATCACTCAATGAAACAATAGGTTTGTGTAAACCTGGGTAAATTTCATTTTTATATTTGATATACCCAGCATAAACAATGTTTCCTAGAATTTGTCTAACTGTTCGATAGGACCAATTAACATTTTTTCCAATATGTCCTTCTGCATTTAAATTTTGAGTAATCTTAGTAATGCTGACTCCAGATAGATAGTCTCTATAAATTCGTTTAACAATCTCAGCCCTAAAAGGGTCAATCTCATATATTTCCTTTTGAATAATGTAACCAAATGGGCAATTAGCCCAGCTCATAGCTTTTCCAGCTTTAGCACGTCCAACACGACCCAGTGTCATACGCTCAGTTATTTGTTCACGCTCTAGTTGAGCAAAAACAGACAGAATACCTATCATAGCCTTACCAAATGCAGTAGACGTATCAAAGTTTTCTGACAGGCTGATGAAACCAACACCGTTTTTATTAAACACATCTTCGATTAAATATAGTGTATCCTTTTGTGAACGTGACAAACGGTCAAGCTTATAAACTAAAACAGCGTCAAACATGTTATTTTTGCAATCTGAGATTAGTTGTTGAAGGCTAGGTCTATTTGTATTAGATCCAGAAAAACCAGGGTCTGTATACACTCTAGCTACTTTCCAATCTTTAATATCGCAATACTTTTTTAACTTGTCTTGTTGCTCAGAAATTGAGTATCCTTCTTCAGCTTGTTCGATCGTGGATACTCTAGTATAGATTGCTACTTTCATAATTAAATCAACTCCTTAAAATTAAAACCCGTCGATTTTGACGGGTTTAGAATATAGGTAATATTTTAAAATTACATATAGGATAGCTAAACCCTATGTATTATTGTAAGTCTAACGTTACATCGTAGTCGTGACTCCAGTCTTCATCAGAAGTATCGTCATTGGCAAATGTAGCACCGAACTTATAACGCAATGAACTAACATCACTAACACTATCTAGGCTTTCAATAGCAAAAGTAGCATCGCCGTTTTTTGAAGCTCCATTATTGATTGTATCAGCGTCCCATGAGCCAGAACCATATTCTGATTGTTGATTACCAAAGCTTACAGTTCCAGTTGTAGCGCTGAAATCAATATCACGCTTAGCGTCAACGATTACGTGAACTCTGATAAAGCCTTGAACCGTTTTTTCTCCATCGCCAGCATCGTACTTATAATCTTTAGCTAACTTATAAACAGTGACTTTATCAATTTTTACATCAGCACCAGACCATGAGTTATCAGTGTAATCTACATTATATGTTTTAGAGTCTTTGACTTTAAAATCTTGATAATCAAAAGTAATTTTGTCTGTAGTAGTTTGACCCTTTTCGGAAGCAGTAGTGTTGTGTCCTTTACCAGAACCACTTTCACTTGAGTCATTTCCACCAAAAGCGACACCTAAAACAAAAATAACAACTAAAACGGCAAGAACCCAGATCCACCATTTTTTGTACCAGGGTGTAACTTCAACAAAAGTATTTCCATTTTCATCTTTAAATTGTTTTGGCACATTAACTACCTACTTTCTTGCTAAAATCATAATTCCAGTGATTGTATAGAATATTCCGCCGATAATTCCATAAACACCACAAAAGAATAATATGTATAAACCAAAGGCAAGGACAAGCCAGCCAATTAATACACGTTTTTTATTGATAAAGAATAATAAAATAAATGAAACGATAGCAAGTAATAAGCCTAATGACATTTTTAAGGTATAAATTCCACCACCGCCAAAAGCGTCAGCAATCGCAGCAGCACCAAAGCTACTCATTAAACCTACTACAGATAGTAATAAGCCAATTCCCCCTACAATTAATTCTGGTGTACGTTTACGGTTAGGGTCGCTAGGTACTACTTGTTTATAGACCTTACCGTCACTGCCTATAACTTTTTTAGACATATTAAATCACTCCTTTAAATCAGCTTTTAAAGACTTCAGTGTTTGGTCTATATGCTCACAAATCTAGCTAGTTCTTCTGGAAGACCGTAAGATCTAACAAAATCATACTTATTAAATGACTCATTTAATTCTAAGCCACTCAATAGCAGATAGAAAGCAAATCTATTAGCTTCTGCTTCAATCTTAGGTATATCATAACCAGACATAAACGCTCTATAAAATGTAGTAGAGTTGTTAGCATGCTTTACAACGTGTCCTAATTCATGAGCTAAAACAAATTTTCTTGTGTATTCAGATAGGTTATCTAAAATACCTATCGTTGTTTCTCCGTCGCTTGTGACTTTCATAGCTAAAGTACTAGGGGGTAGTAAGTCTGTATTGCAAATAGATACACCTAACTCTCTTAGTATAGTTTCTGGGTCACAAGTTCCATAAAGTTCAATTAATGAATCGACGTCACTTTTTAATATCACACAATCACCGCCTAATTCATATCTTTCTTTTTCTTAGCTTTCTTTCTATTAATAGTCATTAATAAATTCAAAGCTGATAAAGTAGCTTCTTTATCTTCATCGCTCATAGGTTCTCCATAAAAATTGATAGAACCTTCGTCATTCAATCCTTTCATCATTTTTTCAGCTTCAATACCTATATCTATTTTTTCTTGTGGAGATAAGTCGTATTTATCGTCAGACCTGCCAAGCAAGTAATCAGTAGACACTCTAAAATAGTCAGCTATCTTTGATAGTTTATCAGCAGAAGGAGCTTGCGTTTTTAGAGAATATAGGTAGTTTTTGCTAAAACCAAGTTCTAAGGATAATTCTTTTAGAGTAATATCTCTTTTCTTTGCAAGCTCCTGGATACGTTCAAGTATTGTCATAACAGCAATATCGTCCTTTCCAAAAAGCTAGACAAGAAAAAAGTATAAAATAATTGGATAATTTTGTTGACTATCACATTATTGTGGGATATACTATTTCTTGTAAGTTAAGTTGTCAGTTAATAAGCAACGATATGAACATAATTATTTCCGCCAAGATTGATTATGAGTCTTATTTGTTGTGCTTATTAACTACGCTTTAATAGTACATTATTGTGGGCTGATAGTCAATATTTTTTCATAAAAATGTTCCATTTAAAGCTTACTTCAAAACTTACTTAGTAGGGTGGGTGGGTAGGAATTAAGAAAGGAGTGATTAAAGTGCCAGAAACAAAGCCAGGTAGAGAAAAGATTATGGAGTACCTTGAAGAAAATGACATTTCAGTTACTTCATTAGCCGTTACATACGGTATCAAAAAACAAGACATGTCCGACTTTTTAACTGGGCGAAAGATAACACCTAGAGGAAATCGAATCATTTTAAAAATCATTTCAGATTTAAGAATTAAATAAGGAGGAATTGAAATGAAAGATTTAGTTATTATGCACGACCAACAAGCAGTAACAACAAGCTTAAAGGTAGCAGAAATTTTTGAAAAAGAACATAGAGTTGTAATGAAATCAATCAGAAATCTCACTGCACAAAATTATGCAGTGAAGAAAATGTTTGTTGAAGATAGTTATTTGAATAGCAGAAATCAACAACAACCAATGTACTACATGAATAGAGATGGGTTCACTTTATTAGCAATGGGTTTTACAGGCTCTAAGGCTATGGAGTTTAAGCTCAAATATATTGATGCTTTTAACAAAATGGAAAAGCAAATTAAAGAAGAAACAAAATTCAGACTACCAACAAATTTAAATGAAATGTCAACAATGTTCTACAGTGTCATGAAAGACCAAGATAAGAAGATTGAAGAACAAAGCGAAAAAGTTAATTTCTTGATGAATTTATCTGGCTTAACTAGTCCTAGAAATAAAGAACTCACAAAAGCTAGAAACAAAAAGGTCATTCAAGTTTGTGGCGGTAGCGAAAGTAACTCATATCAAGACAAGAGCTTACGCTCAAAACTCTACAACGAATTGTTTAAATCTTATCGACATCGTTTTGATGTAAATCAATATGTTGATACTCCAATGAAGAAATTTGATGAAGCTAAAGAATACATCAATAACTGGTATCCACCGTTTGAATTGAAAGATGAAATCGAAAAGGCAAATGCTCAAGGAAACTTGTTCTAAGGAGATGTTAAAAATGAATTTTGAAAGTTTGAGAGAAGCATTGAACTATGCATTGTTACTTAGTGATGAAAAAACAAAACTAAGGAATAGCGATGGAAGTGATGCAACAATCGAAGATTACAAAGAACTATATAGAGAAGCTCTATATTCTGCTTGCGATTATCTAGGAATGGAAGATTTGTATTTGGATTAAAGGGGGCTGACTAGATGCAACCTATCTTAGCGGTTTTAGTCGCTTGCTTGGTTTACATCGTTGTGTTTGTCGGTGTGAGCTGGGTTAAAGATAAATTCAACGATTGGAGTGATAAAGATGACTGAAGTTAGAGAGTTCAAAGTTATCAATTATGACAAGAACGGAAATGTTATTGAAGATTTATCAAAAGTAAAAATCGATAAAGACATCGAATTAGCAATAAGGAGAGCGATTTGGAACGATGAGCAATAACTTGTGGTGTGTATATGGAATTTTAGCACTTATAGCCTATGCAGGTTGTGTAGACCTGTATAGATTATGGAAACGAAGAAAAGGAGAAAAATAATGGACGCTGGAAAAGGTTTTGTAAATTTAAGTGTAATGGTCGGTATCTTCTTTAGTGGCTTAAGCTTCGGACTAGGTCACTTGTACATCGGTTTTGGTTTCATGACTTGGGTTGTTTTGGCAATAGTAACTTTATTTGACATACGTAAAGATGAGGAGGCAAAAGAAAATGATTAGTTTATCAATACTTGTAGTAGGTATCTTAGTAGGTCTCATGTTGTATCCAATGCTTGAAGCACTTGAAAATGGAACGTTTTTTGATTGGGGCGATGAAGATGAAGAAACGAATAAAAAAGAAACATCAATTAAACAATAGAAATTTACCTATCGTAGTAAGTACACCTATATATGGTTTTAAGTTCTTTTACTTACCAGACAAAGGTAAACGATGGAGAAGATTGCGAAAGCTTAAGTATAAGGAAATTTGTGATTATGCGAAAGGAAGTGATTAAATTGAGCGATATAAAAAAGTCAGTGACTGCAATCACTGACTCAAACAAACATCGAAATGTTCTACCCAGCTTTCATTATATCCTAAAAACGATGAAAGTGATAGATGATTTTGAAGATAAATACCAGTTCATCAAAGGGTTTTACTTTGCTAATAAAGACGATTTACCAGAACCTGACAGAACAAAAGTAAAAGTAATGATGGACTTGGCAAAAATGCAACTAGACCAGCATAAAGGAGTTAAAAGCGATGAACGAACTAACTAATGTTACTGACAAGCTTGTTTTTAAACCTGCTGAGATAAGTTTTGATGACTCAGATATAAGAACACAGTTAATCGAATTAAAGAGCAAATACGGAAATTTAGTGGTGTCTGAGAGCAATCTGAAAGACAGTAAACACACTGCCACGATGCTCAATAAAATTGCTAAAGATTTAGATAATGCAAGAAAAGATGTCAAAAAAGAATATAACAGTCCTTTAAAGGACTTTGAAACCAAAGTAAATAGCGTTCGTGATGAAGTTAGAGAGCTTCGTCAAAACATTGTAGACCAAGTTAATGTTTTCAAAGAAAAAGAGCGTATGAAACGTAAAGATGCTATTTTGACTGAAATTAGAGAAGAAATAGCACCTAACTACAATATCTCTGAAGACGAATTAGAAAAAATTAGCGTTGAATTTAATCCTAGTTGGTGGAACAACTCAAGCTATACGAAAGAACAAAGATATAACGACATTCGCACTATATTCAATCAATTTAACCAAGAAAAAGAAAGAGAAGAAGAAAGAAAAAAGCAACAGAAAAACAATCTTCAGCTAATCAAATTAAAGCTTGATAGCTATGATATGGCAGAACATTATCAATCAATTAAATATGATTACATCGATAATGAGATGAGCATTGATGATGTTTTAGAAAAGATTGATAGACTGCACGAAGACATTGAATCAAAAAAGGCTATCGAAAAAGCAAAAGTTGAAGAAATCAAAGAAAACTTAATTGAGCATAACGGACAAAACTACAACCAAGAAACAGGCGAGAAAGTCCAAATCATGCAAGAAATCACATTTACGCTACAAGGTTCTAAAGAAGATATAGACCAAGTAGCGATGCTGATTAGTAAGCTTGGGCTAAAGGTATTAGGCAAACCAGAAAGAAAGGAAGTTGTTATTAATGACTAAAGAATCTTATGAAGAATCTTATGAACTTATGAAATTGGCTGAAAAAGTTAGTCAAGATAGCGTATGGATGTGGAGCAAGGAAAAACCAAAGGAGTGATGAAGATTGCAAGTGTATTTTGATGGAAAAATACCAGAACAACCACATCAATATTTTGTGTATGGTGCTGGTGGCACTGGTAAAACAAGTCTTTTGAATAAATTCAAAGGCAAGAAGTTCCTATTTTCATTTGATATGTCAACTAATGTTGTTCGTGGACGTAAAGATACTGATGTAGCGATACTTGAAGAATCTGACGCTCCACAAGTCCAACAATTAGTACTTCAAACGATTGTACAAGCAGTTAATAGTAAAAAATACGATGTTATTTGTTTAGACAACATGTCAGCACTACAAAATTTAGTGTTAGAAAACATTGACGGTAAATCTAAAGATGGACGTCAGAATTATCAAAAGTTGCAGTTATGGTTTAGGCAACTTGGAATGTATCTGAGAAACAGTGAAGTAACTATTCTAGCTACTGCTCATGAGATAGATAACAAGGAAAATTTGAGCAATGGCAGATACAACGCTGATATGAATGATAAGACATTTAACGCTTTTACATCAATGTTTGATTTTGTAGGTAGAATCTACAAAAAAGACGGCAAACGTTGGATAGATTGCGATCCAGAAACTGGTAATCAAGGCAAAAATAGAATTGATGATAGAACTTTGATACCAGCAGAAAAACTATTAGAACCAAAGAAAGAAACAAAAGAAAAGAAAGAAAACGAGGTAGAAAAACATGATTAATTTTACAGTTGATTACAACAATACATTCGGAAAAGCAGTTGAAGAAGCAGGTAGCTACAACGTTGAAATTGCTGATAGCTCAACTGCTAAGACAACTAAAAAGGGTCAAGAAATGGCAGTTCTTGATTATGAAGTTTTAGACGGTAAGTACGCTGGAGCAGTCATTCGCTATGACAACATTCTATGGAATGACAATACAGAAGAAACATTAAAACTATCTGCCAAGCGTTTTAACACTTTAATGAAAGCTGCTGGAATTGAAGACGGTACTCAAGTCAACTCAACTATGAGCGCTATTGTTAAAGGCTTAGTTGGCAAGAAACTCAACATTACAGTTGATTGGGAACAAAGTGACTACAACGGCAAATGGAACTTGAGTGTTAAAACTCAACAACCGCTCAAGGAACAAAGCGAACCTAACGGAGTATTCAGACCCACAAATAACAGCGGAGCTTCAGCAACTAAGGCAAGCTCAAATCCATTTGCAAGTTCTGCAAGCAAAGCAGAAAGCGATCCATTCTCAAATTCAAAAGATATTAACATTCCAGACGAAGACTTA